GCTTTAACTAAACCTTTTTTTAACTTACCTATTTCTGTTCTTATAGAAGCAATCTCTCCTAATAACTGATTTTCTAAACCGATTACTTTAACAATACTTTCGCTACCTGTACCTTTTAATTCAATCATTAATTTCTCATATAACTGAGCTGATTGCGATTGGGTTGAGTTACTTCTTAATGATGATACATATAGCTGAATACAACCAATAATACCTTCAATCTGAATCGCTCTTGCGAAAATCATTTTGTTATTTATAATGAAATCAGTATAATCTTCGTAAACAGATATATCTAAATTCAATCCTGAATCTTCTGACAATCCATCAACATCCTCTAAATCGAATAATGTAGCACTCAAATGATTTGGTACTTTTACTCTTTCAATATGCAAATAGGTTGGGTTTGATAAGACATTACCTGAGTTCCACTCTCTTTTATATGGAGTTACTGTAAGCGAGTTATTAATATAACCGATATAATATTCTCCTTTGTAAGTGGTATCTGTATTGTCTATAACCCAGTCAAGCACTACTTCTTGATGGTCAGTTGTAATTGTTATTACCTTAGATTGTATCGCTGCCTTCTTTGCAGTATTCCAAAGTAGTAAAGTAAAACTTCCTGTACCTTGAAAATCGAGTAACACACGGCTTATTTTAAAAGCCACATTTTTTTGACCTGTTGCTCTAATTCGATATCCGACAAATCCTGTTGGTAATGTTTCTACTTCTATTTTATTAGAAGCATTTTTGAACAATAATGTTCTATCAATGAAATCATAATCGCTAAATACTTGATTACAAACACTTGCTACTGAAGATTTTTTAATATCAGTAAGTAACGAATTGAAATCTGTTGTAGATATATCAACGTAATCTTGGTTGTCCTTTATGTATTCGATTTTAGCATACGGATTATCCGTTATGTAATACCCTGAAGAACTTGCTTGATTTGTTGAATCTACAATAGCATAATCAGGATTGTAAGGCTGTTTAAACCCTACAAGTCCCGATAACGCTGTTTGTATTTTAGTGATGTTTATCATCTACTAGATAAGTGCAAAACCTAAGATTGGACTTCCTGAAGATTGTGGTGCAATTGCAATAGCTACGTCTTGAGATATTTCATATTGTGTAACAACATCTTGAGTGTAACCATTGTTAGCTGAATCATCAGCGGCTGTCATATAAGTATGTACTGCGTAAGATTCTCCATCAATAGGATTGATAATGTTAGAATAGCTTCCTACTGGAGTTTCAACACCAACTCTGTTTTGTACAGGAATCCAAGGTAATGTAGCAACAGTTCCATTAGGAACTACTAACCAATATCCTTTTGTGTATAAACTCAAAGAAGGAGATACTTTAGCATAAAGACCAACTGAATGAACAAATGTTACTCCATTAAATTGGAATGACAAGTTAGTAGAGTTAGAAATTCCTTGAGCAGCTTGATACTCAAATTTAGCATAAGCAATAGAATCACAGAAAATAGTAACTCCAGCAGGGTATTTATTAGCTTGAATAGCTATTTTAGTAATCTGCATTGCTCTTGCACCATTTGTAGAATCAGTAATTTCATAAGTCTTTTTACTTGCTCCAGTATTGTAAGGCGCTTCAGGAGTCGCAACACCTGCTACTTGACTTCTTCCATTCCATAATGCTGTAATAGCAACATCTTCCAATCCTTCCATAAAGTTAGATATTGAATTTGAAATTTCATTAAACAATTGTTCTTCAGCACCATAAAGAGATTTGTCAGCTTGTTTCAAAGATAAATTAAATTTATCAGAGTAAGTAGCCCAAGATGGTGTCATTACAGCTGAATCTTGTTTTGATGAACTTCCGTGATTGTGAGTTCTTCCACCTGTTCCAAGATTACGAGATGCTCTTTGAATGTAATTAGTATCTATGGTTCTGTCATCTCTTGTTTTAAGAGCGACATAGTCAGGAAACATAATTGGGGTCATAGCTTTAAGAGCTAAATAAGTTGCTGGATACGTGAAACGTAACTCAGAGGATTGAAATGCACCAAGCAATTTTGCCTGTGCGGTTGCTAAATTTGCGGTTGTTTTATTCGCCATTTTGTTTAAAATTTAATTGATAATACTCGTTTTAATTTTGAGCATACCGCCCGAATCCCTCCAACTACCGCCAAAGTGATACAAAGTTACGAAAAATCCCCTACAAGTTTTAAATTCGTAAGGGATTTTTTTTATTTATGAAGATTTATCTTCATATTTATTTTACACATTATTTCTTCTTAGCTTTCATTTTAGCTTTACGAGCTACACTAAGAGCAATTGCAATTGATTGCTTCTGACTTTTACCGTGTTTCATTTCAGTTCTAATATTTGAACTAACGGATTTTTTGCTATAACCTTTTTTTAGTGGCATTTTTACTTAATTTATTAAAGTATGCTTTGTTTTGGTACTCTAAAAGTTCTTTTCTTAAATCATCAGATGCTTCTTTACGAAGAATATCTATTTTTGATTTATCAATAAATAATGAAAAGAACCACTCTACTAATTTACTCATATTTTTAATGTTCCGTTAGAAATACGTTTAGCCATTTCTTCATTTTGCTTAGAAGCGTTCCAACCTTGTCTTACAGATTCTTTTAAAAATGCTTCAAGACTTCCAGCTTTTCCTTCTCCTAAATTATCTCCTTCTCCTTTTCCTCCTTCAGCTTTTGCTAAATATGGAGTAGAAAATGTAGATACCCAATCTTTAACTGATATTGGAGAGTAGTTATCGTCTTTTAATATATTCCCATTTGTATCTTTTATTACAATTCTACCATCTTCTTTTTCAAATGAAAATCCTTTTTCTTTTGCTTCAGTAAAAATTGTAGATTTAGACACCAACACATTGTCAGGAATATGTTTTGTAAACTCGCCTTTAATTTCATTAAGGATATTTGTTTTCTCTATTTGAGTTTTGAATGAATTAAATTCTGTATCTTTTTCATTTAACTTAGAAACCAAACCATCAAACTCTGTTTTCAACAGTTTAAACTTTTCATCAGGTTCAATCTTATTTTCTGATTCAGTCTTTAACTTAATCGCACTTACTAAATTCTCAATAGTCTTTCCTTGAAAATCTAATCCAAGATTGTTTCTTTGTTCCTTTACAGCAGTTTCAATTGCTACTGTTGCACTTTCTTTTCTGATATTAGCGATTCGCTCCTCATAAGCAGTCTTATCTAAAAAAACCTTTTCAGTCAAATCTACCTTAAATGCTTCTTCGCTATTTATCATTTCGATTAACTTACCACTTTCGATTCCTAACGTGGTTTCAATTTCTGCAATGTTTTCTAATGCCATTTTTTACTTGTTAAGTTTAGCAATTTCTTCGTTGAGTTTCTTTACTCCCCAAATAGGCTTTGCTTTTTCTCCTGATAATTCTTCGTACTTAGCAATCAAATTTTCTTTGCTTTCTTCTTTTTTGTTCAAATCAATATCTCCATTTAGATAAAGTTCTTTAGTAAGTTCTTCATCTTTTTCAAACCACATACCATTTCCAGTGTGATTGTAGTTCATAAATTCAGCGTATTCAACTTCATAGCAACGAGCTTCATCTATAACAGATATTTTATGCTCTTTGTCAAATCCATTTCCTACTCTACCTAATTTCCAAACTTTGTAGATAGCTACTAATTCCATATATTAAATTTTAGTTATTGGTGCAGATGGTGTAACTACAACCTTTTTATTTAATTCAAACCAGCTATTAAATTCAGCAGTCAATACTTCTTCTGACTTGCTATAATCTGTAACGGTCTGCCACCATTTTTGATATAATACTTTTCTTTGTGCTTCTTCGTTTCCAAAGATATTCAAAACTGTTTGTAAAGGTAAGTGTAAATATGGTTCGATTCGCATTTTTAACAAATTAATTTGCAAATCAATTGGATTATTTCTATATTTCGCTGATAAATACTCACTAAACAGCTTATCCAATACCACACTATTTTCTTCAGCCTTGACAGACATTTCGTATCTTTCCAATAATGTGTCATAACCTTCGACGATATATCTACGACCTAAGTTAATTGTTATCCTACTTTCGCTTCTGCTTTTCCCTAAGTCATAAAAGTTTAATATCCATTCACAGAATTTCCACTCAACATATTCTATAAAGTCAGCATACTTGTTAAGTTGATTCTCTAATGGTTGTTTGTTGTAGATTATTTCAGTAGCTGTTTTCTCTACATTGTTCATATTCTGAATACCGTAACTTGTTCCCCAATGTGTTTTATACATCTTCTCCTCAAGTAAATTCAATTCTTCTGAATATTGTTTCCACACATCTAAATCAGGAGATATAAATCCTGCAATGTTTGGTGCGATAACTGGAGTATCTCTGTCATCAGGAATAGGTAACTCAACAACACCTGTCACATCGCTCTTACCCATCATCTTTCCGTGACCATCACAAGTAGTACAAGTTTCTTCCTCTACTTTGCCTGTTCCTCCACAGTCGCCACAATACTGAACGTATTTCCAAAAGATTGGATTGGCTTTGTAAATTTTATATAATGTTAAGAATGATTGGTCTCTTGCATATTCTTTAGAGATGTCTATAATGTTATCAATGGCTGATAATCTCTCCTCCTCTGCTGGAATTTGAATGTTAGAACAGATAAGTGCAGGTACTTGACCAAATGGATGTTGGAATGTTAATTCAGCTACAAGATTAAAATCATTTCCAACTTGCTCAAATGTTCTATCTGTTAAATCGTCAACTACTCTCCAAAACTGTCTGTTGTCTAATCTCTTTGGCTCAAATATAACATACTCGACCATCTGTCCTCTTGACTCGTAATAACGAATACTGTCAATCGATTTATAAGTTGGATAAATATCTACTTCGGGTTCAGTAGTATATTCTAAGAACATCAATCCATTCGGGTCTGTGTTCATTAATTTAATTGCGTAGTCTTGCACCCATTCCGTTAAAGACTTCCCATCTCTTACACTTGCAATTTTATTTAAGAACTCTGCTTTAATCGTAGGGTTTAAAATATCGTAGTCTTTGATTCCTCCAGTTGCGTAATAAATATTATCGATAGGCTGAAATATTCTTCCGAATAAGTCTTTGATGCTTCTTGAGTATTTTCTTCTCGCTTCTGCTTTTACATTACTCTCAATTCCTTCTATGTTCTCTATAAGCTCCTCTATGAAGTCATCTCCATTTACTAACGCTTTTAGTTCATCAGAACATTCACGCATTTCGACAAATTCTTCATTGATTTTAAGATTACTCTTAATAGCCGATATGGCTTCTTCGTTGCTTTTGAATATCATATTTTTATTTATTTACCAAATTATTCGTAATCTCGGCTTACCTTTCAATTCAAAGAAAAATCGGAGCATTAGGCTGTCTGCAAAATCAGGTGAGCGACCTATTCTTTTCTTTATTTCTTCTTTTTTCTCTAACGCTATTTTTCCATCATCTTGAAATGGAAGTCTATTTATCTGCTCTAATTCCTCAATTATTTGCTTTCTATACTTATCCTCTTGAATAAATATTTTAGAGTCTTTAACAGCTTCTGCAAAGTACCAGTAACATTGTGCCTTTAAATTCTTAAAGTTCTCCGTTTTGCCGTGCATCTTTATTGGCTTACCATTATTGTTAAATGGAGTTGCTCCTACTAAATTTCCTAACTTTGTTGACGCCCTTGTAAATGTCTGCAATCCATCAGCATCATATATCACATTTTTAAGCGGCACTCTATTCTCTATACGTAACTCATTTATCTTCTTGCTCACCATCGTATCGTCAATCTTATCAATGGCAATTATCTTCAATGCTACAAATCCTGCCCAAACAACGATAACAAACTTATCCGAACCTGTATACGCAATATCACAAGTCATATACCTATCTTGAGTAGGCTTAATAAACTCATTGGTGTACAATCCAAGAATATCTGAATACTCAAACATCGCATAAGGATTATCATCAAACTCCCAATTACCATACACAAGCCTTTGAACCTCGTTATGGCTTAATATTTTCATTAAGTTAGGAACGTAATCAACTGGCAATGTCTTATTATCTGTTGGCAACGCCTGAATGAACTTCATATGACTTGGAATAGTTCTATCAATTGTCGCCTTATAATAATCCTTGTACAAGTAATTCTTGCTGGGGTTACACGTTTGTAGCAACTTTGGCGACAGGTCATATTCCTTATTCTTCCAACGCCCTATACTCGCTTGTAAGTTATTCTTACACTCAATGTCAAACTCCCCAGCTTCTTCTATCCATCCACGAGTATTCTGCATACCCCCAAATCGCATATAGTTTGGGTCTGAAGGCAAATACTTCGCATCAATCAAAAATATCTTAGATTTATTATGAAACTTGAAATAGTTATCTTGACCATTGAAGCTATAATAATCCTCTGTTATTCCCCATCCACTCAAAACCTCTTGAATTGAAGGAATAGTAAACTTTCGTAAATCTGCTAATGTCTTTCTCGCAATAAAATAATGCGTTTCAGGGTACATTAGTGCATCTGCACATATCAAAGAACAACCTATGAAAGTCTTTCCACTTCCTTTAGAACCTCCATACACAATATCAATGGTAGTTTTATCAGTCCAAGCTTTTATAGCTTCTAATTGCTTTAAATTACCTCTAACATTTAATGATAGGCTTTTATTCTGCAACTTCTTCTTCCTCTTGGTTAATAATCTGCATTCCTATAATCGGAACTACTTTCAATTTATCACCTCCTGAAGTAATATCGAGCTTCTCGCTGTACTTTTTAGGGTTCATCCTTCCCAATACCCATTTACGAGTATCAAGTTGCAACCTTGACCTGTTTACAGCTACCATACTTTGTTGTCTGTTTCCATTAACATCATAGTAATAGTCTTTACTACCATCATCAGCAAGTTCCAACATATCATCAAAGATATCGTCAGCTCTTATTTCAGTAGCTCTCTTATATAATTCTATTCTTTCGGGATTATCGTTTAACCAGCGGTAAAAAGTACTTCTATTAATTGGAGAAGATTCGTCATCTAATATGCTTTTAAGTGAACGCCCCAATTCTATCTCTTGGATTATATCCAAAAATACTTTATCTCTTTCCATAATTATATTTAATAATAATTGCTACAAAGTTACAAAATTAATTAATACTATTATATATTATATATATTTTTTTTAATAATAATAATATTTTATAAAATAAAGGAAAATAGACCCCCCCCCTATTTCTTGATACACTTTTTAGGGGGGGGGTATAAAAGTGCGTTTTTTTTTTACGTTTTTTCAAAAAGTGCCATTTTTCATACTTTTTTCCTACAAAACAAGACATTCTGATTTTTCAGCTGGAACTGTAAGAATCAAAAAAATGAATATTCTACTCAAAAGTGGATTAAACGACAACAAACGGCTTTTATTTATTTTTTACAACTTGTAAGACTTTTCTTTGTTTCAAAAAGTATATAGAATAGGAAAAAAATTTTTGTAGGGTCTTTGAATAAATATATGTAAGAAAATACTGCAAATGAAAAGTTATATTGTGTGGAAAAAATTTGTGGAGGGGGTCAAATATAGTATACAGGTTGCAAAAAAGGGGTGGGGTGGGGGTGCTGTTTATTGCCTTGTTTTAATTTTCGGGGGTGGCTTGTGGCAATTTTGCACCTTAACACGGCAGCACCTTAACACGGCAGCACCTGAACACGGCAGCACCTGAACACGGCAGCACCTGAACACGGCAGCACCTTAACACGGCAGCACCTGAACACGGCAGCACCTGAACACGGCAGCACCTGAAACAATAGCGCATAAAAAAACCCTTGAAAGGTTTTCAATCTCTCAAAGGTTTTTTTTGTTTACGTTTGCGCGTAAATTGTTGCGGTTGGCTATTAGTTTTTTTGTCTAATTTCTTATAAACTTACTATTTTACGTTAATAATTCGACAGTTAAATTATAAAAGTCTTTATAAAAGTCGATAGGTAATTTTAAGTTGTACTCATCCGCTTGTCTTATTAAATCGTTTTTAATTAGATTAAAATCATTTTCACAATTGTTATTTTTGCAGTATCTTTTTATATTTTCTATTGCTGCATTCCTTAAGTTTATACTTGTATTTATCATTTTTAATTATTTTTATTTATTAATCTATCAATTTTATTTTTGCTTAGATATACCATAACTTCGCTATAATTTACCATATAGAAACAATACAAGTTATCAATCATAAAACCACTATAAATTATTCTTTCGTTGTTGTATATTAATTCCATTGTCTTAAATGTTTATAATCATTCCGATTAATGTAATTATTCCATACATTGCACCTATAACGCAAAAGGCAAGGAATAAGGCGAGAGGTTGATTATTATTATTATTCATTTGTTAAGGTTTTTAATTCTATTAAATTAGTTTCGTATAAGTTATTTTTTATCATTAGATTAAATTTTGCGTTTGCGGTTTCTATTGTTTTAAATAAACCATTTGAGCAAAAGGGGCTTTTTGTAGTCTCATAAACTGCGAAGCTATTACCGTTTTTATAAGGTTTTATTAATTTAATTAAGTTAATATTTGAACCGTCTGCAAAATTTGCATACTTAATCAAGGGACTATTAAAAACTCTTTTAGGTAGTATCATTATATATAATTTATTTCGTTAGTTAATGAATAGCTTATTTTACCGTTGGTATCAATATTTTTATTAATAAGTCTTTTTACAGTGGATTGAATAGTACCAAGTGAATAATATTTTTGTCTATTCATCCCTTTATTACTTCTTACATAATAATTTGCACTAAAAGAACTTAGTAAAAAATCGGGTGTTTTGTCGCGTCCAACTAGTACAAGTGTATAAACGTGTTGTTTGTCGCTTAAATGTACGTTAATTTGCTTTTTTTCGTTGTATAGATTATCAATTGATATACCTAAATTTTTTATGTTTTTTTCCATTTTATATATTTTTAAAAAGTTCGTTTATTTCGTTTTCGTAGTTATTAAATTGTTCACGTGAATTTTGAGAAGCTAAAAGAGAAGCCAAAAGCTCACTATTAATATTTTTTAATTCATAGCCATAATCAATGGCTATTTCGATAGATTCCCTCAAACTATTATCGTTTCGGGTCAAATATTCCATAGCATTGCT